GTATTCAGTAAGTCAATCATTTTCATGGTTTCTGCCTGACCAACCTCTGTTTGTAAATCTAACAACCAATTGATATCATTCATTGTGGCATTCATCTCAGCATTAAATGCATCAGATGTTATTATAGATTTAACTTTGTTTGTATCTGCAGATGTTAAAATGAAATCGATAGTTTTATCTAAGTCAGCCATTTCCGCATTAACTTTATCAACCATTTTAGCTTCTGATTCAACTAGATATGTGCTAGTGTATCGATTCCACAAAGTATCACGTTCTATGCGTTGTTCTAGAATATATTCTCGTTGTTGTTGAATATTTCTGATATCAGTGTTAGATGTAGTTAGGGCATCTTGAACTGTTGTGCCAAAGTAATCAAAAATATGAGATAGCATAGGAGCTGGCTTCAATCTATCTTCTAAAATTGTAGTGGCTGATGTTGATATATTAGATTCAACATATTTTCCGAAACTGGCTACGACAATGATAATTCCTGTCAATATAACCATTAATGTTGTTTGTTTCATTTAGTTTTTCTTGTCGTAGACCTTTTAATGGGTGCTTTTTTTGTTGATGATGTAATCTTGCCGGATTTAGCATTTGAAAGAAACTCTGCTGGATTCTCAGAAAATTTAGTTGATATTTTAATTATTCCTGATAAGATTTCCGGCGAATTTAATCCTACCAATCCGTATACTAATGCTTTCCACATTGCTGCGATTGCAAATTGTTCTAATATAAACCACGCAATTAATGATGCAATCATTGCTGCAAACATATTATTTATGATTTGTGATGTTGTTTTTTCTTCAGGGTTTTTACTTGTAGCAAGTCGGGCCAACATTCCTGCCGCCCCGATTACTAATACTACCCATCCACCACTTAAGAATAGTGGTATAAATTTTCCTAAGTTGTCCATTCAGTTTATCTAGTTCCTTTATGGGCATCTATTTGGTCTAATATTTTATTCAATATTTCTGTTTTGATAAAACCTGACATCGATGCATTTTTAAGTGCACTAATTAATTGAAATACAATAAAAGGAATTAAAATTGTTTCACTTAACCAAGCAGTACCTTTAAATCCTTTTTCTACTAATAGCAACACGGTTAAAAACATAACCCATGTTACGAGTGTTCTAAGAATTTTTAAAGCTTTAAATGTTTTAAATCCTTCTCGTTTAGTACCTGCTATGATACCAAATATTCCATCCAGCAATACCACAGAAATTAATCCTAGATATTGACTTGAATTATCTATAGTTAGATTGAAAAAATATGTGCAAATAAATGACATAGTTGTTGTTAATGATAATGCTATTGCTAATGGAATTGTTTTCATAGTGAAATTATTTTAAATATCCGTAATACTTAATTGTCTTTTCTTGTCTGTCCGCTAATCCGTTAGTCCCGCCGTTAATACGCTTTGTTAATGCTAGTATTGTATCGTTCGTAACTCCTTTATCACATATGCTCCAAAGATTGTTTTTCTCAAAGAAGAACATGGCTGATTCAAATGCATATGTTGTTGCTACTAGGTCTGGATTGGTCATGATTTCTGGTTTTCCTAAATACTTAGCAAATGCTTCATAATTAGATTTACCTGTCAATTGAAGTGCTCCTCTGCCTCTGAATTTCCATCCATCTTTTGAAGCTTCGTTGCCATTTCCCATTCGATCTGCATAAACTCGGCTAGCAATCTTTTCTGGGTTTCTTGCATAAGATTCTTCCAATGTACCTGGGAAGTATTTTCCAAATGTACCTTGAAGTCCTTGTGCTGAATAGTTAAGGTTTTCTACAAATAATTTGAACCCACCAGTTTCATGTGATGTTTGTGCAAAGAAATGGGCTGCTCTTGCTGGTGTCATTTTAAAAAATGCCATAGCAGCTTTCAATGTTCCTGGTCCAAATGCACCATCTGCTGTTACGCCTACTCGTTCTTGTAAACTCTTTAAACTCATTATTCCTCCGTTGTTTTGTTATTTGATTTTTTACCAAAAATTTTGTCAACAGATGCTAAGCCTAAACATCCAAATGATAACATTGCTACTGCGTCGACTAATGTATCCGATGGTTTAATATCTCCATGAGAATAACTATTAACATACATTGTTACACACAATGAAATTCCTGCTACGATTCCTACAAATCGTTTTGATGAAACATTTCCTGATTCATCTGATAACATACTTTTAATAAAGTTTTTTTTGTTTGTCATTGTTTTTTCTTTCGTAATGACATAACTAGTTAATCAAAATAACTTGTTTATTTAACTTTATTATAAATATGTTTTACTTACAAATTAATGAGATTTTTTTCGTATGACTCTAACTGATGTATCGTAACCGTTAAATTGCCTAAACGGAATGTACCAATCTCGCCAGAACTTTGTATGATTTCGGCAAGTTGATGTATGTATGCAAAATCTTGCTGAGTAAATGAATTTCGGTCAATTTCAACAACTATATCATGATAATCATTCGGATCATCATATCTTTGTGTATTGATCCGAGTTTTTAAATCAAACTTGGTATTGGATTGTTCAGTGTCAAAATAATGAGTAAATAGAACTTGCATTTCGTCCTCAATAAAGATTCTGTTGCAATATGGTTCCAACAGTTCTAATAATTGCAAATTGCATGCTTTAACGCGAATTGCAATATCATATTTAGGGGCGTTTGATTTAGTTCCCCATTTTCTAATATAGTTTCGATTTGATGCTAATTCAATTTGCTGTGTTCTTGATTGATACTCATCAGAAAATCTAGATGTTTTGCTTACAAAATGATAACAAATTGCATCTAGTGCAGTAAAACAATTCATTCCTAACATGTTCCAACGGCGAATTAAATCATCATCTTCACAAAACATAGGATTGAATAAATTATCCATTCCGCCAATCTCTAATAATCGAGTTCTTGGCATACACATAAAAAATGTAATTCCTTGCTCAGTTTTATCGGCATAGGTAACACATTGTGTTTCTACATATTCATATAAAGCTTCCTTATCGAATGTCTCTAGCTCTGTTCCTAAATCATATATCAATTTACCAGGGCGTTCGTGTCCTGCGAATATAGGCGGTTCAATTGTGGTATATGACACCACATTATTTGGTCCTACATGTTTTTCTAAATTTTCTAAAAATCTAGGCGCTAACACAATATCATTATGAAGATATGCTACATAATCCTTTGTTGCTAATTCTGCTGCTTTATTAAATGTATCAGAGAATGTTTTATTTTCTTCAGAATAAAAGTACTTTAAGTTGTCATCCACCAATGATTCTAACCATTCGTGAGTTCTATCCGTTGATCCATAACTTACAAAACATAGTTCTACTTCTGGGTATAATTCTCTAGTTGTTTGATAAAAATGTTTGTTGTAGTCCAAATTATTTTTTAGTCCTACTAGTAGCGATATATTCATATAATTGTTTGATATAAGTTAATATGTTGTTGCGCAACGTGTTTGCTATCACATAAAGTTTTAATATTGTCAGGAGCGTTTGTTTCGATGTCTAGAATATTTCCATGAATATCAATAATATACATATATCCTGGAACATCGCAACACCAGCCTTCTAATGTAGTTCGACCTAATAATATACCAGCAGTAAAATGCATCATTTGAACTAGATTTTCTGTATCCCATCGTTTATCTACATATTTAATGTTAGGATGCTTAAAATCATAGCAACTATCGCTCATGAGGTATAAGTCCCAATCATTTTCAATGCATTGTGCAACTAAATGTTGCACGGCTTTAAATCTAATAGGATCCATTACTTCCCCAACAAAGATTCCAGAATGGCGTTCTAACTTAGCAGTTTCAGCTGAATTAAATCTAGATGTATCAATTGGATTATAAATTAGTGATATTTTATCTGCAGAAATTTTATATTCATCGATCAACATATCCACAATTGGTTGTCGTATTGCAATGTAATGTGATATACGAGGATCTAGCACTGGGTCTTCAGATCTAATTTCAGAATGTATTATACTAACAATTGGAGTGTCCTTAA